ATCCCTGGCAGTAGGTTGTGTACTTTTTAGAAAAGTTTTGTCGATCGCAACAGCCCTTAGGTGTCACCGCCGACCCCTCCCCCTACCCGCATTCATACCACTGTCCTGATAAACAGGATGCCTATCATCCACGGGCCAACCGTCAGCGCCTACCATAGACGAATACCCCCGCACGTCTTCACTCTGTTTAACCGTGCTATGACACGACGCACAAAGCGGCTGGAGGTTGCTCCTGTCAAAAGCACGATCCGGCGCCTCACGTACAGGCACGGTATGGTCTACCGTGTCCGCCGGCCTCAACTCCCCCGCCTGCTCACAATAACGGCACCACGGGCGCTCCGCTAAAACGAGACGACGCAACTTACGCCACGCTCTTGTGTTATAGGGCCAGTCACTCATTCCTGATTGTGTATCATAAAAAAGCCCCGACTACAAGAGCCGGGGCGAAGTAAGCCCTACGAGGTATTAACGACCGGAGCCAGCCGCAGGAGTTCGCGCCGCCCCGCTCGGCGGTTCCAGTAAGGAGACTACCGAACAACCCCCGAAACTTCAACCCCGGCCTCGCGCAGTATATCAACTGCTATTATGCTATTCAGACTCCAAGGCTCACGCTCCACAGGCATCGTATACACGACCCTACTAATGCCTGCCTGAATGATCGCACCCGCGCACCGGGAACAAGGATGGAGGGGTGTCACCGCCAGCATATAGCCTTGCAGCGGCTCGCGGGCAAACGCTAGCGCATTTTCTTCCGCGTGCCGCACAACTGCGTGCTTCCACGTCTTATCCTCCAAACGGCCATCGTCAGCCACGCCTTGCGGCAAGCCGTTATACCCAACGCTAGCAATAGTCTTGTCGGGCCGCATAATCACGGCCCCGACTTTTGTGCTAGGGTCTTTGCTCCAGCTCGCTACTAGCGCGGCCATGTCCAAGGCTCGCTGATCCCATTTGTCGCTCATCGACGCCCCCTAACCGCCTCATACAGACTGACTAGGGCATCCGCCACCGTGGCTAGTACGGCAACAAAGACCGCTAGCACAAAAACGGCGCCGAGGAACGCGACCGGCGTTAGAGCCAGCACCGTAAAGGCGTAAACCAGTGTTTCCATCAGCTTTTCTCCTTATTGAGTGGCGAGGGCGGGGCCGGGTTTGAACCGACAACCAACCGATTTTGACATCCTCCCCGCCCTAAAGAACGGGGATTCCCGACCCGGAGGCCGAGATGGTTGACGCTTCGCAGCGAGTAGCGACAAAAAGCCGGAGCTTAGTGTCGGCTTACACTCGCTCCACGTCCTGTAACCGTGTGCCCCACGGCCAATATATTGGTAGCGGCGTTTTCGTCCCGGTCGTGGATCGCACCACAGCCACAAGTCCAATGCCGCACGTTGAGCGGCATCGATTCTTGCAAAGCCCCACACTCGGAACACAGCTTGCTGCTCGGGAACCAGCGGTCAACCTTGACCACCTCTTTCCCGTGCATCGCCGCTTTGGCCTCAATGGCGCGGATGCATTGACCGATACCCGCGTCACTCAAGCTGCGCGCCAGACTGTGGTTTTTAATCATGCCACGCAGGTTGAGGTCTTCGACGCAAATCGTGTCAAAGCGAGTCACCATGGACCATGCGAGTTTCTTCGCCGTGTCCATACGGCTGTTGGCGATCTTCTCATGGACCCGCGCTACGCGCTGCTTTTGCCGCTTGTAGCGATTCGAGCCTTTTTGCTTACGAGCCAGCTTCTGCTGCTGGCGCTTGAGCTGCTGCGCGTAGCGATAGGTGTATTTCGGATTAGCCACCTTCTCCCCGGTCGAAAGCGTGGCCAGTCGGCTGGCTCCGAAGTCGATGCCGACCGCCTCGCCCGTCTTCGGCAGCGGTGCGGGCTGAACATCCACGACCAGCGAGACGAAGTAGCGCCCGGAGGGCTTTCGGATCACCGTTACCGTGGTCGGCTCGACCGGGATGTGCCGGGACCACTTCACCTTGAGCCGCCCCAGCTTGGCGATCAGGAGGCGCTGATTGCCGCGTTCAAAAGTGAACCCGGAGCGCGTATACTCCGCTGTCTGCTTGCCGTCTTTACGCTTAAAAGACGGGTAGCCGGTGCGCTTATCGAAGAAATTGCGATAGGCGGTCTGCAAGTGCCGCAGCGCTTGTTGCAGCGGCACACTCGATACTTCGTTGAGCCATGCGAAGTCAGGATCTCGCTTGAGCGCCGTCAGCGCCGCACTGGTCTGGCTGTAATTCATGCGCTCACCTCGCTGATAGGCCGCTGTGCGCTCAGCGAGAAAGCGGTTATAGACAAACCGCGCACACCCGAACGTCCGGGCAAGTATGGCCTCTTGCTCGGGGGTCGGATAGCAGCGGAAAGACCATCGCTGTTTCATGCATACAAACGTACAACGATTCTTGTAATACGTCAACCGCGAACGGAGGCGCGCTGGAAACCTCGGCGTTTAGGCCGGGGTTTCCAGCGCGGATAGTCGATGAATCGGCAGGTCTACCACTTGAGCTACCCACCCTTTGCCATGTTACATTCCCGCTTCCCTGGCGCACCTAATCCTATCTTGCAAAGACACCGCCAGCGCTTCCGCTTGGTCCAATGGCGGCTCGTGCTGATCTTCCAGCGCCTTGACAGCAATCCTAACGGCGCCGCTGATGTGGACTTGGTGCCGCTCGCAAATGTCACGCAGACGCAAGAGCGTCTCTTCATCTAGTGTCACAGACTGCCTATGCGGATGGCGCTCGCTCATCGCTTAGCCTCCTTTCTCGCTGCAACAATATCATCGGCTGTAACGCGCCCTCTTGCATACAAAACGCGTTGGGTTTCAGCCCAATAACAGTGACCCTGCGGGGTTTCGCTCCAGATAAATGCCTCCTCGAGGACTTTATCTGCCGGGAGGTTTCCGCCTTTACAATCTAATTTATGCTCGACGCTGTTTCGCGCCAAAAGCAGGTCTTCCCTTGGCACGCCCGCATTCATCAACACCTCTTCGTACGTCTTATCCTTTCTCGGTCGTCTTGCCGGTTCGTGCTGATCTTCCAGCGCCTTAACAGCGATCCGAACGGCGCCGCTGATGTGGACTTGGTGCCGCTCGCAAATGTCACGCAGACGCAAGAACGTCTCTTCATCTAGTGTCACAGACTGCCCGTGCGGACGACGCTCGCTCATCACTTAACCTCCTTTCTCGCTGCAAAAATGTCACCGGCTGTAACAAACCCTTTTGCATACAAAGCGCGCTGAATGTCAGCCCAATAGAAATGGCCCTGCGGGGTTTCGCTCCAGATAAATGCTCCCCCAAGAACTTCACCCGCCGGCAGGCTTTCGTGCCTACGATCTAATTTATGCTCGACGCTGTTTCGCGCCAAAAGCAGGTCTTCCCTTGGCACGCCCGCATTTATCAGCACCTCTTGGTACGTCTTACCCTTTCTCGGATCGTCTTGCGGCTCGCTCTCAGACTCCAAGCCGCCCACATTGACGTTAGTAGCCCCAAGATCGGCTAACGCCTGCGCAAGCGCGTTGATTGTCATGTCGCCTGGTACATCAAAACTTAGCCTAACCTTATCCATTTCGCTATCTCCTGCCGCGTATAGTGTGACTACAGTGTGACTACAGTGTGCACCGTCCCTGGCGCATCGTCAACCGCTAGATCCGCATAGGCATAATGACGGCCTGGCGACTCGGCGCATATGGCGTTTCGTCGGCTTCCATGACGACCGCCGGGCCGTTAGCGTCACTGGTTAGTCGGGTCATCGGACGTTCAAAGCCGTACAGCGCATCCGCGAGGTAGTCGCGGTTCACCCAAGTGGATTCACCGACCTTGATAGCGATGCCATAGCTCCCGGTATCGTACATCGGCCAATCCTGCCAGCCGTCAGCCATGATGCCTTCATTTAAGCTCGACGCAGACGGCGCCGCTCTCCGCCAGTCTGGATAGGTATAGCTCACGTTATCCGGGGTGAGCTCATCGCCTGGAGCATAGAAGCCCGGGGCGACGCCCTCCCCGTACAGCACATGCAGACGGTAACCGTTCGTAGCTACCAAGTCGTCACCATCCGAGTGGACAAACCGAAGATACTCTCTGGCGTCTTTTTTAGCGGCTGCTTTAGACACCCACCCGTGGCTAGTCTTTGGCTTCTTCGGCAAGGCGGGCATGAAGTAGGCATAAAGCGCAGCGATCGCGTGGCTGTGCTCTTCAAAGCTTTCGCCGTGCTCGACGGCCTGTACAAGTTGCTCGGTAAACTGATGAGCCTGCTTTTTGCTCGGCTTTTTCGTAGTTGCTATCGCTGCGGCTTGGGAGCGGATCGCGTCAGCGTCGTTCATAAGTGCTACTCCTATGTTTCGTTGAGTGTGCTTGTAGTGTGGCAGTGCTAGCGGCGGGCGTCAACGCCCCGCTTGCAGATTTTTTCAGGCCGCGCGGCCAGAGCGTGCGGCTCCTGTACCGGCTGCTAACCCTCAAGACATGTTGAATTTTGTAAATCTTTACGTTCAGGACTGGCCCATCGCTGGCCCATCGCTGGCCCATCGCTGTCCGCCCGCTCTCTGGACGGATTTTTCAAGCGAATCAAGCAGTTATCCAGTGTCCGCCCTGTCCTACGCAAAAAAACTCTCCCTTAGGCTTATAAGGGCGTACAGTAATATAATTGTAATGTGACTGTAACATTTCTCTCGTTTTCACCACTTTCTAAGTTAAAGGGGTAGGACAGTAGGACAGCAAACTAAGTTGTTGATTTTAATGGCGTTTGATGTCCTACGCCCTGCTTTTTGACTAAAGGACGGCGATGGGACGGTAGGACAGCCTCGCCTCGGCGTCCGTAAAAATGAACGTCCGGGGGCGGGACATGAAAAAAACCCGCAAACCGCACCTTCTTCCTAGGCGCAGTTTGCAGGTTTGCACTGAGGACACCTGAGGAACGCTCGGGGCCGACCTTAAAAACGCTTCTTGCAGCGCCCCCGCAGCGTTCCTTGCAATCGTTTACAAGTCAGCTCGCATCCATCGGTAGGATCGCACCCCGTCGACCCACCGACGCCGCCGAAGTTCATATCCAAGCTTCCGCAGCACTGCCCCGACCCTAGCCGCATCGCGGTTCGACTGGCGGGCCGGTGGAATGTCAAGCGCCGAGCGCAGTACGTCCTCTGTAGTAAACGGCCCGTCGCCGATGCGTTCACCGTCTCGCTCGAAGCTCTCTGACTGGAGCCACTCAGAGACGCTATCGTCCCAAGGGTCTTCCCAGGTGTACTCCGCATGATACTGTCGAGCCAGTCTTTCCGCTTCGCCATGCGCGACACCCTCGGAGCGATACCGATCCCGCGCCTCAGCCCACAGTTGCAGCCGATCTCGCGCTACGGCGTCCGCGTCAACGTCGCTTGCCGTCAATGGCAGGAAGCGACGATTGCCGGTCTCGTCCGTTAGGAACTGCCGAGCATTGCTGGTGCCGATAAACACGCCCCGCCGGGGGTAGGTATACGCCTGCTCGCGGTACTTCGGAACCCACTGTTCGTGCGTGCGCGATGCAAACGACTTGACATGCTCCATATCCCGCTTGCTCATCCCACGAAGCTCATCGAGCTCGCCGAGTAGCTTCCCGCGCATTTGCCGAGCCAAGTCCGCGTCGCTATTACGCAAATCGACCTCAAAAAAGAATTGCGCATCCGGCACAATCGCCTTGACGCCGTTGCTTTTCCCAACGCCCTGCTCGCCGATCAAAACTGGAATCATATCGGCCTTAACGCCCGGCGACAGCACGCGACCGGCCAACGCAGTCCACAAGTACCGTCCGCAAGCCCGCGTATATGCGCAGTCCTCGACGTCGAAATAAGACGCGAAAAACGGCTCGATCCGCTCGACGCCATCCCACTCCGGCACCTCGCTGTCGAGCCACTGAATCGCTGAGTCAAACTCGTGCCGCTCGGCGACCCAATCGACTGTATCGCGCATCGTCTCGCGCCCAATGGGTTTAGCGCCCCACCGTTCGCAGCGCAGCCGCAGCTCCGTATAGTCGCTATCGCGCAACGGGCGCCATTGCTTTCGCCCGTCCGCCACCGCGATCATCGTCTGCCCGAGAAACGTATCAAGCGCGACCTCGTACCCAGTCGCGGGCGGGTGACCCACCATGAGCGTTGCGTTACGGAGCGTGCTCTTGATGACCCCGTTTTGATCGCGTTCGAGACCGCGCGGCAGTCCTGGCTCTTCGTCTTCGCCCCCGGCGCTTTCTTCTGCTGTAAACTCGAAATCATTAGCTACAAGTCCCGCCGGGAGCTCCCATCCATACTCTCGCGCTTTAGCGAGCACCGTCCGCCCTGTAATGGCGTTAGAGCGCTCTTGCCGAATGTACGGCCAGACACGTTGCTCCAGAAAATCAGGATCATGCTTAGCGCTCCGCGCCGAAAAGCGCTGCGCTAACTCCAGCCCGTCCGGCCCTGGGTCGACGTAATGAATGCCGAACACCACATCACGCCACTCGTCATAGTCGAGCCCATCGCCATCGTTGGGGATCGCCGAGAGGGCGCTCTCCAGCTCGGCGAGGTCCGTCTCGTCGCTAGTGCTACTCGCCGGTAGCGCTTCGCGCTCGACGTAAGGTACCGGCTCGCTCGCCTGCCACTGATAGCCCGCCGCCTCGCTGCGTGCCATCGGCTCGCATCCGAGCAGCGGTTCCAGCGGCACGGACTGCCCGGCGAGTGGTAAAATAAAATGGTTGCCGAAGCCGTCTTCCGGTACGTAACTCTGCCGCGGGAATACCTCGACAGCGTTGGCTTGCAGCCCGCCGGTTCCGTCAGCGAGACCGCAGGCAGCGAGCACGCCCTGTAGCGCCTGCCGGACACTGTGAGCGTCCTGCTCATCGCGCCATACATAGTAGATATGCACGCCGCCACCGCCCGCCGAGCGCCACGGGTGGCCGTAGAGCCCTTGCTCTTGGCTCGCGTCAAGGATACGCCCTGCAACCTCGCATACGGTGTCAAAGCCCAATGAGCCGTCATGGTCGTCTAGGTCGAGCAGGGCAGCGAGTACGGTCGATCCGCCCGGTGCTATGAGCCCTAAGCCTCGTTCCTTTTTCTGCTCGATGTGCGCTTTTAGCCGCCGCTCCGTGAGCGCTTGCCGCGTCCAGTAGCTCCCGCCGTCTTTGCCGCGTACGGCGCTGACGCCTTGATGGCAGCGCTCGACAAGCGGGCGGATGGCCTCTGTCAGCGCGTCCGTATCGTCATGCTCTGAGTTCATGCGTCCCCCCCGTTAGGACCGCCGAGTCTACCACTATGCGCCCTCGGGACGTCTTCCGTGATCGTGCCATCGCTCCACTCTACGATACGCGCCCACCAATCACGCGCAGGCCGCGTCACGCCGCGCCGCCAGCGGCTCACCTGCACGCGATCCGCGCCGAGCTGTCGCGCCGCTTGCCGGTTGCTGATGCCGTACTTGCTCATGTACTCGCTTAAGTTCATGATTTGCCTCGCTTTTTGCGCTTGGTTGTAAAGATTTGCATTGTGGGTGTTGACACCTTGCACCGTGCTCGCTAATCTACACATGCACTCGACGCAACGCAAGGGAGACAAGATATGAGCGGAAAGAACTGGACGCCGGGGCCGTGGGATCTGTTCGACCTGTACTCCGGCGAGGCCCTGCTCGTTGGCGACATCAAGGCGGTCGATGACCAGCTCGCAGAGCACGTCGAAATAGGCGAACTGCGTAAGGGCGTAGATGCTGATGCGGTGCTGATCGCCGCCGCGCCCGATCTGTGCCACGCCCTCGAACAGCTCATCCAGGCCACCGAGCACCTAGAACTGTGCCCTAGCACGCTAGATCAGGCGCGGGAAGCACTGGCAAAGGCACGCGGAGAGGAGCAAGACTGATGGGACAGATCAAAGAGCAAGCGTTAGAAACCGCGGAGTCCTTGCGGGTACTCGCGGACATGCTGGAGCGCCGATACGGTGCGGGCAGCGACGAGCCGCAATCGGAAGCGCCCGCTGAGCAGCAGCAGCCCGCCACCTTCGATGACTTTAAAGCGGCGGTGATGCAAGCTGCCAAGGCCGACCGCAACGCGGTGGTGGCGGTGCTCCAGGAGCACGGCGCTAATCGCGCTACAGAGGTAGCCGAGCAGGAATACGTCACGGTCATCAGTAAGCTACAGGAGATCACATAATGCCTGGAAACCATGCAACCCTCGCACCGTCAGCCGCTTCCCGGTGGCTGCGGTGCCCTGGTTCCGTTGCCCTTGCTCAGCAGTATGAGCAAGGGGAGACGTCCTACGCTGCCGAAGGCACGGCGGCTCATGCGCTCGCCGAGCGAGCGCTACGTGAGGATCGAGAGGCATATTGGTATGAAGGTCAAGAGTTTTACGGTCACACCGTTGACGACACGATGGCCGCTTACGTGCAGCGCTATATCGAGGAGGTTTACTCACGGCTTAGCCCTTCCACGGAGTTGAAGATCGAGGAGCAGATCACCGTCGATAGCGTCCCCGGTGTCTGGGGTACTGTCGATGCGCTTATCATCGACCACGCGACGGGCGAGCTGATCGTGATTGATCTCAAGTACGGCCAGGGCGTGCCGGTGTCAGCGCAAGAGAACGAGCAGCTTATGCTCTACGCCCTTGGAGCTCTCGAAGATGCTTCGCTCGTTGCGGACATTGATACCGTTCAGCTTGTAATCGTGCAGCCGCGTATCTACTCGGAGCCGAGCGTATCGGGGTGTAGCATCGATGATCTGGAGGAGTTCTCGGTGTACGCTTACGATTCGGCGATTACTGCTAATCGCGTACTAGCAGACGGCGTAGACCGGCATACGCTGCGCTCTGGAGACGTACAGTGCCGTTGGTGTCCGGCTAAGGTGGACTGCCCTGCGCTCCGCGAGCAAGTGTATAATGAGGTGTTCGATGATTCGGGCGAGACACGCCCCGTTGACCGTCTCGGCGGCGAGGAGCTTGGCATGGCACTGAGTTGCGTTGAGCGCATCGAGGCGTGGTGCCAAGCGGTACGCGATAGAGCCCATGAAGAGCTATTGGCAGGCCGCGACGTACCAGGGCGCAAGTTGGTAGAGGGACGGCGCGGACAACGACAGTGGCAAGATCCGCAAGAGGTCGAGAAAATCCTGCGTTCCACTTTCCGGTTAAATAAGGATCAAGTCTATGAGAGCAAGCTAATCAGTCCGGCGAAGGCCGAGCGGCTCAAGCTCAGCCCGCGTCAATGGGAGAAGCTACAGGAGCACATCACGCAACCTCAGGGCAAACCCGTCGTCGCGCCTGTATCCGACAAGCGTCTGGCGATCCAGACCACTGCCGACATTTCTGATTTCGACTAAGAGGTAAGCGCCATGAAGACCACGATCAAGAACATCCGCATTGCTTTCCCGAACATCTTTGAGCCGCAGGCTGAGTTCAACGGCGGCGACCCGAAGTACAACGCCGCCTTTATTGTCGAAGATAAGGAAACCGCTGATAAGATCGAGCAGGCGATGGCGAAAGTCGCCCAGGAGAAGTGGCCCCGCGACTATGAGCAAAAACTCAAGAAGCTGAGATCCGGCGGCAAGATTTGCCTCAAGGATGGCGATGAGAAAGCCGATTACGCGGGGTTTGAGGGCAACTGGTTCATCAGGGCCACGAACAGGGTGCGCCCGAGCGTGTTCGATAAGGATGGCTCCAAGTTAACGCAGAAAGATGGTCGGCCCTACGCCGGGTCGTATGTTGACGCCAGCATCGACGTATGGGCCCAAGATAATCAGTATGGCCAGCGCATCAACGCTGCCCTGCGCGGCGTGAAGTTCAGCAAGGACGGCCAGCCGTTCGCCGGTGGCGGCGCTGCTTCCGAAAACGAGTTCGAGTTTGAGGAGAGCGACGAGGACGCCGTTGACGATTTGGTTTAGCGATAACCGCGGGGGCTTCGGCCCCCGCTTTATTTAGAGGAGTAAAGCGATGGGTAATGGAAACATGACGCAGGCCGACTGGCACCGTGAATTTGCGGATGCCATGGAAACTTTTGGCCAAGGATGGCACTGCCATTATGAAACGTACTGGCTGACAGACGATACATGGCAAACGCCCGAAGATGCCCATGAGCTTTTCGCAATGGCGTGTAATGCGCCCCTTGGGATACGCTGTAAGCCCGGGCGTGTCCAAATCAGCGGGCCGGGCGGTACGTTTAGTTACTCGGAGCCGATGCAAAAGCGCCCCGAAGGTAATAAGACGTATTATGCGCCTTCATATGGCTTAGCTTACGCCTCCCAAACAACATGGATCGGTTCATCTATCGACTATACGCTTTTGAAGCGGGGCCGATGCCATGAAACATACGCGGCGGCGAAAGAGCACGCCGAGGCCGAAATCCGCGCAGCCGGGTACATGCCATGACTAGCGCCCTCTTTTTAGACATTGAAACTCGGTCCCGGTGCGATCTTAAAGCATCGGGGCCATATCGTTACGCGGAAGACCCGACCACACAGGTTACGCTGTTCGCCTATGCGCTGGACGATGAGCCGGTGCAGGTGTGGGACTGCCTCGCCCATCCGAAGATGCCGCCGGAGCTGCGCGATGCGCTTAATGATCGTGGCATCATGCGCGTGGCGCATAACTGCGGCTTCGAGCGTCCCGTCCTAAAAGTTTGTCTCGGCGTCGATGATGACCCCACGCGCTGGCATGACACGATGGCTCAGGCGATGACGCTCGGCCTACCTGCGAGCCTGGAGCAACTCGGTAAGGTGGTCGGGCTAGGAGCCGATGAGGCGAAAGACAAAGACGGTAAGCGTCTCATCCAGCGGTTCGCAAAGCCGCGCAAAGATGGTTCGTTTGTCGAGCCTGCTGACGCGCCTGAGGATTGGCGGCGTTTTGTGGAGTACGCACGGCAGGACGTGGATACGATGCGCCGCATCTGTGAACGGCTACCCTGTTGGGTTTATCGCGGCGAGGAACGGCGCGTATGGGAGCTAGATCAGGTTATCAATGATCGGGGTTTTGAGGTTGATACGGAGCTAGCCCGCCGCGCCATAGAAGTCACGGACGCCGAGCAGCATCGCCTCGCTGAGCGCGTAGCGGAGATCACCGATGGCGCTGTGACGAGCGCGACTCAGCGCGATGCGCTACTGCGCTACATCGAGTCCTGCGGCGTGGACCTGTCGAACATGCAGGAGCAAACGCTACTCGCTGCGCTGCGCGATGAGGAATTGCCGGACGTGGTGCGCGAGTTGGTTGGTATCCGGCTCAAGGCGAGCAAGACAAGTACCGCGAAATACCAAGCGTTCAGAGAAGCGGTATGCTCGGATGGCCGGGTGAAAGGCACGCTAGTTTATTACGGAGCGCGCACGGGCCGATGGGCGTCCCGAAGACCTCAAATCCAAAACCTGCCGCGCCCCTCGCTTGAGCAGGATGAGATCGAGCAAGCCGTCGATGCGATCAAGGACGGAACGCTCGACCTTATTACAGATGACGTGATGGAAGCTTGTAGCTCGACCATCCGCAGCGTCATCACCGCGCTGACTGATGGCAAGCTTGTTGTATCGGACTTGAGCAACATTGAGGGGAGGGCGCTGGCGTGGCAAGCCGAGGAGCAGTGGAAAGTCAAAGCGTTCCACGACTTTGACAACGGTGAGGGGCACGATCTTTATAAAGTGACCGCCGGTCAAATACTTGGCAAGCACCCGAACCAGATCACTAAGGGCGAGCGTACCGCGATGGGCAAGGTGCCGGAACTCGCGCTCGGATACGCGGGCGGCGTCGGCGCGTTTCAGTCGATGGCGAGCGTATACGGTACAGATATGAGTCAATACCTACCGACGCTGCGCGAGACGCTGCCCGCGGACGCTATGACCGCAGCCGAAGCGGGATGGAACATGCGTGGTAGGCTGTCGGGTATCGACTACGCAACCTGGGTTGCTAGCGAAGCCGTCAAGATCGCATGGCGCGACCGGCACCCCGAGACGGTAGCGTATTGGAGTGAGCTTGAGCGGGCTGCGATGAACGCGGTTAAACGCCCCGGCAAGGATTTCAAGTCGCGCAAGATCGTATGGCGCTGCTATAAGCACTGGCTGTTAGCCCGCCTTCCGAGCGGGCGGCTGCTGGTATACCCGTTTCCCCGCGTCAAAGCCGTCAAGCGCGGCTCGCCATACGGCGATGAGGAGTGCCGCAAGTGTGGCGGCGCGGGCTGCTCGTCTTGCGACAGTTTTGGCTATGTGCAGGAGCAAGAGCAGCTTCAGTTTAAGACGGCCTCGAAGGGATGGCGTACAGAGTGGACTTATAGCGGCAAGCTCGCGGAAAACTGCCTCGCAGGAGACGTTTTGGTACTAACGGAGCGTGGTTGGGTTCGATTAGATCATATCCGTGATGAACGAGTTTGGGACGGCTATGAATGGGCGTCCCACGACGGGTTGATTTGCCAAGGTAATAAGGATACCATACAAGTTGATGGCGTAAACATGACGCCAGATCACTTTATTTTAACAAAGGAGGGGTGGATCAATGCCTCGGAAAGTGACGGATTTGAGCGGGCTCCGTGTAGGATACCTGACGGTTTTGCGCCGCGAGGGGACCGTGCGGGGGAAGGTGCCGACGTGGCGTTGCCGCTGCGACTGCGGCAACGAGGTAGTAAAAGAGAGGTCGGATCTGAAGAAGGCCCACAAGAAAGGGATGAAATCGTCTTGCGGCTGCATGTTCAGAGAAACCCTGCGTCGGCAGCGCCAGACTCACGGCATGACGTACCATCCGGCATATCGGGTATGGCGGTCGATGATCGATCGGTGCAGACTGCCCTCGCACCAGGCATACCACAACTACGGCGGGCGTGGGATCTATGTGTGCGAGCGGTGGCAGTCGTTCGAGAACTTCTGGGAGGACATGGGACCCACTTACCAACCTGGGCTCACTATAGAGCGAGTGAACAACGAGGGCCCTTACTCGCCGGAGAATTGCCGGTGGGCTTCATGGAAAGAGAACATGAGCAACCGGCGAGGGGCTCGGTGGATCGACACTCCGTGGGGTCGGATGACCGTTACGGAAGCTGCCCGCAGGAGCGGTATAGGGCAAACGACACTGCTTTATCGGCTCGATCAAGCGTGGCCGGAGAAGCATTTGTTCGAGAAGCCGGATGCAAGGAACCGGTTTACGACTTATTGAACTGCGGCCCCCGTAATAGGTTTGTGGTATGGTCAAATAGCGGGCCGCTTATTGTTCATAACTGTACTCAGGCCATCGCCCGCGACGTACTCGCCTGCGGCCTGATGCGGGCCGAGCGCGAGGGGATGCGCCCAATCCTGTCCGTCCATGACGAGGTGATCTGCGAGCGCGGTAGCGAGCCGGAGCTGTCTGCTATCCTGGCGACGCCGCCTGATTGGGCGCCGGACTTGCCGCTTGCATCTGAGGGTTACGAAGCGAAGCGTTACCGGAAGGATTGACATGCGCGAAGACCAGATAGAAAACCGTCTTGTTCGCGGCGTCAAACGCCTCTGCGGCATGTGCGAAAAGTTCACCAGTCCGGGCCGTCGCAGCGTCCCGGATCGCCTCATCACTCTGCCCGGCGGCGCGGTTATCTTTGTGGAGTGCAAGCGTCCGGGCGGCAAGCCAACTGCAAATCAAACCCGCGACCATGAACGCCGCCGCCGACTCGGCGCCGAGGTCTACGTTGTGAGCACTCCCGACGAGGTTCAGGAGCTAATCGATGCGCTCGCAAGCCGCGTTGCATGACTATCAGCGGTTAGCTGTTGAGCACCTTATCGAACACCCTCGCGCTAATCTCTTTTTAGGGCTCGGTCTTGGCAAAACGGTATCAGTGCTAACGGCTTTCGAGGCGGCGCGGCTTGCGGGCGAGGTTGATACGATGCTTGTTTTGGCGCCGCTGCGCGTCGCGCAATCCGTGTGGACCCGCGAGCCGCAAGAGTGGCAGCACCTTTCCCACCTTCGTGTACAGCCCATCATCGGCAGCAAGTGCGAACGGCTAGCCGCGCTGGAGCGTAGTGCTGATGTCTACACGATCAACTACGAAAACTGGCTCTGGCTGTGCGAGCACCTTGGCCGTCGGATGCCGTTTGACTGGATCGTGACCGACGAGGCGACGCGCTTAAAGAAGCCATCCGGCAAGCGCTTCCGCGCTGCAAAGAAGCGCCACAAATTACCACAACGCTGGACGCATTTGACCGGCACGCCGTCGCCCAATGGGCTCAAAGACCTATGGGCGCCTAACTATTTGCTCGATTCCGGGCAGCGCCTTATGCGGACGTACAGCGATTTTAAAACTCGTTGGTTTGTCGAGGATGCTTATGGCTACCGGCTAGAGCTGCGAGACGGCGCCGACGCAGAGATCCGCAACGCGATCAGTGACATAACGCTAACGATCCGCGCTGAGGATTACCTCGACGTGCGCGAGCCGGTGCATCATACCGTTTACGCGGACATGCCTGCGCAGGCGTGGCGCGTCTATCGTGATCTTGAACGGCAGATGCTCGCCGAGCTAGACAGCGCCGAAGAGGTGGAGGCCGTAAGCGCCGCAGCGCTGACGATGAAGACTCGGCAAGTGGCGAGCGGCGCCGTCTATACGGACGATGGCAGCTATGAAGTCGTCCATGATGCGAAGGTCGAAGCCCTACAATCTATCGTAGAGGAGTCCGGCGGCGAGCCCCTGCTTGTCGCGTACCATTTCCGTTCGACCGCTGACCGGCTGCGACGCGCTTTCCCGGCTGCGCGGCTGCTCGATGGAGAAGACGTGGTAGACGACTGGAATCGCGGCGATGTGCCGATGCTCCTAGCGCACCCCGCGAGCGCCGGACATGGCCTCAACCTACAGCATGGCGGTCGCATCCTTGTCTTTGTAGATCAGGATTGGGACTTGGAGCTAGCACAGCAGATCATCGAGCGCATCGGCCCGACGCGGCAGCTCCAGGCGGGCTATGATCGGCAGGTCTATGTCTACCACATCGCGGCACGCGGTACGATCGACGAAGACGTGCAGGAGCGCCAGCGCGGTAAAGCGGACGTGCAGGAGGCGCTGCTAGCCGCGATGCGCCGTGCCCGCGATGCGCCGTGCCCGCGATGCGCCGTGCCCGCGATCACGTGTAAAAAATCGCAAGCGTAGGGTTGACGCCTTAGCGCTACGGGCGTAGTCTTACAAGTGCAGCACACAAAACGAACACTTAGAGGCGCAGCGAACGCTATCCGCGAAGTCCGCGACTTCGCGCTGAAGGCCACAGCTAGGAGGACGATATGAACCACATGATCCCGTTTAAACAGTTCGAGTTCGCCCTCCCGAGGGCCGGTGCCGCCCTGCGGGACGAGATCCCGCACGAGGCGGCCAAGAGCGACGCCGCCGTCACGGTGGCGCGCACCAACGACCGGGCGCGCAGGTGGGTCGCCACCCTGCCAGGCCTGCTCGGCGACGCCGAGTGGCTGCTTAGCAGCGAGGAGGCCGAGGCGCTGGACCTGCGGCCCTAGCCCTCACCCTCCAGGCTGCGCCCGCACGGAGGAGGGAACGGACGGAGCAAACGCACGGCGCGGCGCGGCCTGTAGAGTAGCCGCAACCTTTCAACCGAACCTATCCGAGGCGGCACTCGTTAGAGTGTCCCTCGGCAAGCAAAGGGGGACGCCATGACGAGCGAGACCACGATCCACCGACTCGCCGAGCAGGCCATCTCCGAGATGGAGGAGATGGCGCCGCGAGGCCACGACGGCGCTCCTGGGCCGACTGCGGCATCCGCCGCGAACGCTATCCGCGAAGTCCGCGACTTCGCGCTGAAGGCCCTCCATGAGGGGCTTGATGACGCCGAGCTCGAGGCGTTGCGCGACCGCCAGCTAGGGCCCGCTTCCGGGTTCCAGGGAGGTGCCTACATCGACCTGGAACAGCTTCTCGATGATCTTGTGCAAGGAGGACCACTCTCCGCACCGGCCCTCGATTTGAGGCTGCGTAAGCACTAGAGGTACCAACGATGTTTGAACAGCCGATGACTCCAGAAGAGGTCGCTATGATGCGCGGCCTCTGTCCTAAGCTCGCCGTTATCGTAGATGCGGCCCATCAAGTTGACGCTACCGATTTGATGTTTACTGCATCAACACAAGGCTGCACGGTTTTCGACAACCCGACGCGCACCGTTGTCGGCAAAACCGACCACGCCGGTGAGGCATACAATGTCATCGATATGTGGTGGGCGGAGCGGTTTAGTAATGATGCGTGACGCACTCGGCGCGGCGGCTTTCGTCGCCGCGCTTATCCTAGCTTACAGCGTGATGGAGCTTATCTAATGCCCGACAACGTGAACCACCCTGCGCACTATACCCAGTCCGGCATCGAGTGCATCGATGCGATCGAAGCAGCTTGCACCGATAAGCCCGGCCCCGAGGCAGCTCTCGTTGCGCCTGTAATCAAGTACTTGTGGCGATACAAGGCCAAAGGCAGCGCCGAGTCTCTGCGCAAGGCTCAGTGGTACTTAAACCGACTCGCGGATCGCGTAGAGACAGCGGAGGAAAGCAAGCGATGATCGGCCCAGCACTACCACCCGTGCCCGATGAGCCGGACCCGCGCTCGGTACAGCGGCCCGAAGAGCGTACGCCTTACCACAAATGGGGCGTGTATCTCGGCCTGTCCGATGCCGAGACAGAAGCTATCGCAGCACTGTATACCGTGTTGCTCCTGGAAGAAATAATGCTGTTTGGAGGCGACCTTGATTAAAATAGACGATAATAACTTTAACGAGCAAGTCAGCCAGTACCGCCGCGCTCTCGTCTGCTTTACGGCGCCGACTTGCGGCGCTTGCGGGCCGCAGAAAGAGATTCTGCGGCAGGTCGAGGACGACTTAGGACAGCCCGCGATTTTTATCGTAGATGCAACTGAGGCGCCGACGATCGCTCAGCGATACGCAATCCGCAGTCTGCCGACGCTGTGTGCTTTCGAGTTTGGTGAGTTGGAACAGCAGGTGGTCGGCCTGCAAAGCTACGATACGGTCAAGAGGATGATGCGATGAACCGCAAGATCGAGGCCCGCATCGTGGACGAGCGCCTCGGCAGCGAGTGGCCGCTGCCGGGCTACGCCACGGACGGCTCCGCCGCCATGGACCTGCGGGCTCGCATCCACGATTCAATGTGCATTTATCCAGGGCAGCGCCGGCTGGTCGGCACCGGCCTGGCGGTGCACATCGCCGACCCCGGCCTGGTGGGGGTGGTGGCCTCGCGCTCGGGCCTGTCGCTCAACCACGGCCTCCGGGTGGCGCAGGGCATCGGCGTGATCGACGCCGACTACACCGGCGAGATCAAGGTGATCCTGACCAACGACGACCCGGACGAGCCTTGTCTCATCGAGCCCGGCGAGCGGATCGCACAGCTCATGTTCCAGCCGGTCGAGCGGGTTGAGTTAAAGCCGGTTGAGGCGTTCTCGGAATACACGGCCCGTGGTAGCGGCGGGTTTGGTAGTACAGGAGAAAGGTGATGAGCAAGATCGACGAGGAGCGCTATGAGGCCATCGCTGAGCGATGCGGTGAGTGCGCGGCGTTTACGAACCGTATCACGGACTCCGTAGCTAATCAGATGCAAGTAGAAAGAAACGAGCGCCGGGAGGTTCTCTATGAGAATCAGCTTGACTCAGCGTTCTATAGCGGCGTATCAGCAGCCCTGCAAAGGGTCCGCGCGGAAGCAAAGCGCAGAGATAAAGAGGGTCGTAACCAACGGGAAACGCGTTATGACGGAGATCGATGAGGAGCGCTACGAAGCCATCGCTGAGGCGGCGCTGGAGCGGCTGCTGGCGTCCGAGGAGGCCGAGGCATGAGCCGTGAGCACCGCCAGCGCGAGGCCCTGCGCCTGCTGCTCGCAGGGTATTCGCACCGAGAAATCGCCGCGCGGCTGGGCGTCCATGTCCGCACCGCGGAGATTTACACCGCTGCGGCCCGGGAGCGGGCCCAGCAGCCCCGGTGGCTGGCAGACGTGAGGAGGTAAAAATGCAGGTAACCGCTGAGCACATGACAACCTCTGATTGGCTGCGGGAGTTTGCGGAGGCAGTGGAAAAAGATCCTCAGAGATGGCATGAGGGGTATCAATTCTGGCTTGATTCAGAAGAAAACTGGATAACGCCGGGTTGGTTTCCGCACAACCTCACGGAAATAGCAATGAAAAACCCTGATCACATCCGTCGCGCACCTGAGGTGAGTTATGATGGTCACGGTTGAGCCCATCACCAGCTCCGATCTGGTCCGCCGAGCCGCCAGCGTCACCGCACACGGTGCCGAGGTTCGCAGCGGAATCGACGTATGGGCGCGCACTGAGCACTCACCCCTGCGAGCCTATATCTGGTGGATCGAGCTACACGGCGTGCCGTACCGCACGAGCGTCCATCTGGTGCGGCACCACGTCGGCATCGAGCACTACGTCTCGACCACGCGCCCGGATCTAGCCCCCGACGGCGGTGCGGACAGCAAGCAAGCCCCGGTGGATCACGCTATGCTGCTGAATGCCCAAGCGCTCATCAACCTGGGGCGCAGCAGGCTCTGCTACAAGGCGCACGCAGGTACGGTGCGGGTAATGCGGATGATCCGCCGAGAGGTCGCCGCCGCTGACGCGGAGCTGGCTCGCTGGATGCGACCGGAGTGCGTGTACCGGAACGGCTACTGCCCGGAGCCGTACGAGTGTCAACCGGGCCTGGCGAAGGTCCTGCGGATGTACCGCCGGGAGGAAGGCGACGATGACTGACAAGAACGACCAGCAGTACGTGAACCGCATGGTCGAGGAGCACGGCATCCCGGATGGCTTCTTCCTGGCCCTCGGCTGGGCCGTCGGCCAGTGCTGCGCCATGCTGGACCGGGGCGAAGATCCCCGGCGGGCCGGGATCCCCGGCTTCATAACCAAGGCCGTGCGGGACATCTACGACACGGAAAAAGGAGGATGACCCATGCCTAAAACAATTTGCCTAGATACGGTTTCAAGCCTTGGAACCGGGGCTGACCATGAAGCATAGCTACTCCAGCACCGGAGGTGGCGAATGACCGGCGCATTTGAGATCCGTACCGCTATCGCGGCGATTCCGCGTCAAGATGGTGGCTGCACGGTCGTCGTGCAAAGCTACTTACAGGCCGGCAACGTCTCACACTTAATCGGCAATCGGGTAAGGCTGGAACATGAAGAGCCTCCGCCTACGGCTCCCATTGCTGATTGGTCTTGGCGGCTCGCTACACAGCCTCAGCCGGAATACTAACTCGACCTATCTCCCCGTGGCGTCGGCAGTAGGTGATAGCCGACGCCATCCTTTTCGCTTGGTACCCATGACGAGCGGCGTGCGCGTCGCGGGCGGCGAGCGTCGGATGCTGCTCGACTAGCATCAATAGTGTTATCATCAATCGTTACTCTCGGCTCCACTGCGGGTCCACGGCGGCAGCCCTTGGGCGACTGCCGCGCAGGCTAGGTCTAGGTGCTCGGGAGGTCGGCGGGTTCCGGCTTCCCAGCGCTCGTATACCCGCGTGCTGCTGACTCGCAACCGGCGGGCGGCCTCGGCTTGGGAGATGCCGAGGGATCGCCGCCAGGCGCGGAGCTTGTCAGGACTCATTGTTGGCCTCAATTTCGGCAGCCATCAGTGCTGCCGCCTCTGCGTCTTTGCCGCGCAGAGCATTAAGGCGGTCCTCGTCGTCGATGGCCTCGATGACCTCGGCGGCATCCTCAGGATCAACGTCGGCAAAATAGGCAGGAATATCGACCTCCTCTTTCATTGCAGCCGCGATCCGGTGAGTGCCAGTGAGGGCGTGCGTCTCGTCGCCAGCTTGGAGCACCAGGACAGGCCGCCCTTGCCAGCCATCGCGCCTCATGCGCTTTGCGAGGCCCTTGACCTTGTCGCAGTCGGCCTCGTGCAGAGTTATGAAAACCGCTTGGTCGGGGTCGAGGTAGTCCATCGCGCTGTCTCCTCTGCTGTTCGTCGATCGTCACCTATAGACTACCGACCAATGATCGGCATGTCAAAGGGTCAAAGGTCGCTCTAGCGGACAAGGTGTCGCACCCATGAGCCGAACTGCGATACCGATGAGCTCCGCTGCCCGGCAGCGGCCAGCCCCGGCTCACCTCCATCCCAAAGCTCCAAGGCTTGCTCGACGCGCTTAACGCTCCGGTCTAGTCCGCGCAGAACTCCTTTAGCATCATCTGCCGCTCAATAATCGCATCTTGCAGCGCGTCGTCGCGCTCGCGCAAGCGCCAGTATACATCATCGTCTAGCGGGGAAAGCTCGTCGCCCGTGACTTCCGGCGGCGCTGGCATTGGCGGCGGCTCGCATTCCGGCGTGACGTACTCAGTCCGAGTCGCGCATCCGCTCGTTGTTAAGACCGTCACTGCGATCACCAGCAGCACGGTCTTGCTTGCGCTCGCTCGCATGGTCTTGGGCCTCCTCCCGAGCATCGTTCTGGGCCTCCTGTACGGCCTCCGCTCGCTCTCGCGTGACCTGGGCCTCCTCGGCCTCCTTCTGGGCCTCCTCGGCTTCCTCCTGGGCCTCGTCGCGCTGACGCCGGAGCAGCACGACGTACAGCAGGGCCGACACTGCGGAGCCGGCCGCCGCCAGCCATTTCCAGATCGTGCTCATCGTTTCATCCCCCGCACCGCGTCCACCGCGGACGCCCCGCCGTGGTAGATCACCACCACGGTCGTTAGCGCCCAAATGGCCGTCTGTACGATGGGCGCCGCACCCGAGGGCACCAGCCCGGCGACGCCCGCAGACCCCAGGCCCACGACGGCGGACAGGGCAGCGTAGGATTGCCAACGCCGGTGCCGCCACCACTTCTGCACGTCGGGGTTGCTCGCTGGCTCTTTGTCGCTGCCCTCGTTCATTGCTACCTCACGCGGGGCTCTCTAAGCGCCGAGGGTCGGAGGTACGGATTCCGCACCCGAGCGTTCGTGATTGCGGACGTATCCTCTCCGGGCGTATCCCCTCCGGACGTATCCCCTCCGGACGTATCCCCTCCGGACGTATCCCCTCCGGACGTATCCCCTCCGGACGTATCCCCTCCGGACGTATCCGCTGTGGACTGCTGACTGAAAAAGTTGGGCGACAATTTGGTGGCGTCGTATAATGCTGTCCGTTCATCAGAAGATAAAACAACAGAAAATATACACGAATGGTCTATTATTCTCTCAAAAACATCTTGATTTCCAGAAACATCTCCTCCCCAAAAAACATTCACTCCTCCCTTGTTAGAAGGAGGTCCTGTCCAAGCATTAGAACCAACTTCAGCATCGTTCTCATAAAGCTTCATTCCATTAGATGGATCATAAGTTGCTATTAATAAAGTTGGTCCATTCCCGCGTATATCATTACCAAAAACTTGATGCTCATTAGAACCATCCCATATCTTAAAACTAGTGGTCCCAGAAGTGTTGTATTCTGAATAAGAATTTAATCTTACATCCCATGCCTTATTTTGAAAAGCCATATCATATCTATTCTCAGTTATTGAAGCATCTGAAGGAACATCCACCCAAGTAAAAATAGTATATTCACTACTCCCGTCCATTAAGTTTAAGAAACTTGGGGATGGTATTTCCACATAATCATCACTCCCATCAAAGCTATACGCACCACCAACTATTCCTGCCGCGCCTTGCGTAGCGCCGTAAACTCCTCCATCGTTGTTGTTGCCGGAAATATCCAGAAGATTACCGCTCGATTCATTGAACAGATACCCGCCAGCAAGGCCAGATTCCTTCCCAAATACCGTCGGAGCATCTACGGACTGATCACTTGAACCGTTACCGTAAGCGATCTGTGCCTGGACAGTTCCATCCCGGACCCAATCCCGGTAGGTCCAAATCGTCGCCCTCTGGTTAGAGGCGTCGAACGCCTCTATATGATAATCGAGCAGGTTGCCGCCCTCGTCAAAGACAGCAACATCTTCGGGTCCAGAAATACCGGACCAGTCGATAGCCACTTCGCCGGTACCGGTTGCGCTATCGTCGCCACCCACTAGTTTGATAGCCAAGGCTCTGCTAATGGTCGGGGTACCACTGGCAGAAGTGACTTCCAGAGCCTTAGTTTTGTCGTAATCCTCGACCGCTACCATGACGCCCCCTTAGTACGCCGCGGCGAACAGATAAATACTGTAGCTGTCGCCATTGAAGTCATCCGGGTCCACGCTGATCACCTCGAATACACCCTCAAACTGCACGATGCGGCCGCTGGTCATGTCGATGTTGCCGTCGAGGGCGACGAACTCGTCGGTCCCTGGCGCCTTGCCGTGCACGGTGAGCGTGCCCGCCGTGGGATTGCCCGAGACCGCAAGCTGCAACTGCCAGTACCGGCAGGGGATGCGGCTGCTGGCGTCGAGGCTCGCACCCGGCACGGGGATTTGCTGGGTACCAGTAGCGCCAGTGAGGTGGCGCGTGTAGCTGCGGCAGAGCTGCTTCTCGTTGGACAGGGTAGCCATTTCGTCCTCCTAGGAGCCTTTGCTCCAGCTTACAATCCATCCTACCAGAGCGGAGCCTGCCGCTGTAATGGAGCCCCACAGACTCGCCTGCTTAACTCGCTCGACCGTTTGTCGCTGCTGACGGAGGTACCGCACGTCGCGCTGCACCTCTTTCCAATCGCTGGCGTCTAGGCCGAGTTGGGCAAATTTGCTATTGAGTACCGATGTAGTCTCCTCCCGCACGATGCGGCGGAGGGTGTCCTCATCGCCTTGCCGACGACCCAGGGACATGCCCCGTTCTTCGTGGTCCGTGCTCATGGGTACTCCGGACGCCAGGTTCGCACGTCTAGGTCACCCTCGTCAGGCGTCGCCGCCAGCAGGGCGGTCAGCGCATCCTCGCTACGCCACACAGCAAGTTCTCCGCGCTCCTTCCACCAGCCGTAGTCGCGGCCGACGCCGATGCAGCCATCTAGGTCCGCCGGGCTGTTGGCGACATGAACCAGAATCTCGCTGCGCCCGGGCACGTCCCGAAGCCACAGTGTCTCTCCGTGCCGTGGCGATTGATGGCGCTGGTAGCGATAAACACCGGGCGGAATACATGATTCGTTGCGCTCGTTGCCGCGCCAGGGCAGTTCGATCGTGTACAGGGACAGATCATCGACAGTGAGCCGCCCCAGCGTGCCCATTTTGGTGTACGCGAACCGATCAATTAGCACAACGCACCTCCAATCCAAACAAACAAAACCCCCACTAATGGCATCCCAACATCAAGCAACGAATCCCGAGACCAACCTGTCGTGACCCCTTCATACCACTTCACAGGAGGAATTTCGCCCCATTCCCAGTGTCTCTGCATAGCTAGCTTGTACTCGTGCTGGGCTATCTCTCGACCGAGCAAAAGCGCTATCGCGATGATAGCGCCGGCTCCCAACCCGACAAACGGCCATGCGGTAAGCTGAACAGCTATAGCTACTATAACTTTTTCCGCACCTGTTTTAAACTGTCGCATATCAGTCACGCCTCTTCCTCCTCGACCGGAAAGAACTCCCGGAATGTCGCTTCGTCGGGAAACTTGTACACCACCGGCAGGATACCACCCGCGTAGACCCGATGCGGGGTTGTCGGCTGCGGGTCGAGCTTATAGTCCGCAATCTCCGGAACTTCTTGCGGGAAGTTGACGTGGAAGCCGTCCAGCGCCTCGAAGATAGGCTCTCCGTCAGAATCCGTGCTCGTCTGTTCGTAGATTGTGCCGATTACGTCAGGGATCATTTTGTTAGCTCCTCTAGTTCGGTGGCCGATAGGGCGCGGGGGTAATACTTGATGGCTCTTGCGGAGTACACCGCTCCGTCCGACTTAATCGTGTCAACATTGGTTGGCACCAAGCCCACCCCGGTAAAGGCATCCATTTCGTTGCCATCTATGTAAAGCACATACCCGCTGTCTTGGTGGTAGGTAAAAGCGGCCTTTTTATCGATAGCTGGAAGTTGGAGATTGGAACTATCTGCCGTGGTAGTACCATCCACCCTACAAAATAGGTCTACGTAGCCCTGCGGAGAAACCTGCCTAAACCAAATAAAATTCTCCCCATTAGCCGTATTTGGTCCCATTAGTTTTACAACTTCCCCATTAGAATTTCCGTTTCTGATTTCAGAGATCTCTATAAGCACGGTTCCCTCGATAGGGTTGTGCTCATCCCCTAGAGTCCTTTCGTATCGGTCTTTACCCCGCGTAACCTGCGCGTCCGTAGTTGGGATGTAGGAGGATGGAGCAGGTCCTTCTTCAACCTGTGCGCCCCAGACGTAGATGCCGGAGGTGCCGTCGCCGTCGTAAACATGACCATCGAATCCTGCCTCTTTCGCAGGACCAATGAGCGTAAGCTGCGCATCACCGCTAATGAACGTTTGGGTGATCCAGATTTGATACCATCCATCTGGATGCTCAACTATACCGTAATCATCAATACTACTGTTAGCATAAGGAACAGACCCATTTGAGAGATCAAAAGACGCCTGATGTCCATGCAATTTAATCTGAACAAAGTTGCGCTCAGAGGCTTTGACGAAACTCGAAAGGGTATACGTTTTACCGTCAGTGTAAGAAGGCCTTTTAAAAACACCATGCGTGACGGCAGTCTGTGTGTCTTCTACAATCTTTTGTGCGTCGTTTTCGCCATCAGGAGCAACAATGGTGTTGGTAGAATCAATGGTGGCATTAGTTTTAACCCAATCATCCTTTGTAAAATCCTCAGAATACGTCAGCAGATTCGTCCGCTGCTCCTCAATAAGAATCCCCAGCGCCTCGCCAGTCTCGGGGTCGTATTGATAGCGCAGTTCATCGACGCCGGCTGTCTTGATCCTACCGTTCGGCGCGATGTACGTCGCTTCCGAACCCCGCGTAACGGAGAAAATCGTCTCGTCGTCCTGCTCGGACATCTTCCGCCCGTCGTAGAGGCGAGAGACGCCTTCTGCGAAGTTACAATCGATAGTCGGGCAGACAGACGGCTGGTAGGAGACGCCGTAGTAGTTGCGGATGTCGGCCTGGGTAGGGAGTTCGTTGTCGGCCGTGCCGGTGTCATACCGCTGAGCGTTTCCGAGTTGCACATTCTCCCACGTCTGAGAGCTGCCGTTACCCGTGGCGGTAATATCGTAAGCGCCGCCCTCAACGTAAAATCGAGCAAAGCCGTTTGTATTTGCATTGAAAGGGTTAGTCAGCGCGGTGCTGCCGCTCGCGTCTTCAAAAATGTCCGGCTTGTTTGTAGTACCGGCAATGAAAACTTCTAACTCGGCATCAGGAATTGCCGCGCCGGTGTCATCAATGATAGTACGTTGCCATGCATTGAGCGCCATTCTTTTTTACCTCTTTAATCTATCAGGGCGGCACGCGCATAAAACGTGCCGTAAACTGTAGTATACGATTGCCCGCCTGCCGTCACAATCTCGACTTCATGATGGTTGCGACGGTTTAGCTGCGATGATTCGCTGCCTAGAATGTCAAAATAAAACCCAGTGTTGTTAGTAATTATAATGCCACCGCCAGTTAGGGTTTTCGTGACAGTCGCGGTTTTATTTTGAGACGGAGCTACAGACCACGTAATTTCTTGGGCTTCGCTAATGTCAATTGGATCGCCCGCTTGGTCCACGACATCTACAATGATGCGCAGGTCATCGCCCGCGATCATATCTATATCTTGTCTATAACGTCTCATTGCGTTTTCTCTTTATCTTGACAGCGCTTCCAGGCGCCCCGCAACGTAGATTCTCGCTGCGCCTTTGCCTGCATACGGCGGCACGAGCGCGGCGGTTTAGATTGGCTAAGCGTCATGTCTTCGTTAATCACGGCCATAGCGAGCTATCCTTTGGTCGTAATGCGCTTTTTCGGAAAACGGCTGTTTCCTTGAATGTGCTCCTTGACGGTGTTGCTGCTCGGCCTTTAGTTCCTTCTTCAATCGTTCGCGGTGTTGTTGCTCGGCCTTTAGTTCCTTCTTCAACCGTTCGCGGTGTTGTTGCTCGGCCCTTAGTTCCTTCTTCCTTGAATGTGCTTCTTGGCGGTGTTGCTGCTCGGCCTTTAGTTCCTTCTTCAATCGTTCGCGGTGTTGTTGCTCGGCCCTTAGTTCCTTCTTCAATCGTTCGCGGTCGTCAGCGTTCACTTGAGACGGAGGGGCTTTCCTTAACCTCGCATTTTCACAGCGCAAGCGTTCGACTAATTCTGAGTGGTCCCCCGGCCACTCATTATGCAATCTGCATATCTCGGCTTCAAGCTCACGGACCTTCTGACGCTGGTCCGGCGGACGGTCGGCGCGTTCTTTTCTTAGTTCCTTTTCAAGCTCACGGACTTTCTGACGCTGGTCCGGCGGACGGTTGGCGCGTTCACTTTCAAGCTGCTTTTGAAACTCATCTAGCTGTCGCTTTAACTCTTTGGCTTTTTGTTGCTCAGCATCGAGCGACTTCCTTAATTCATCACCTTCTTGACACCGGCGATCACGTTCTTGCTCTACGCGATGCGCACGGCGCTGTTCATCATCTACGCGCTTCCGTAGATCCGCCTGTTCAAATTCTAGTGTTTTAATGCGCTCATGCAACGGACGCACAGACTCACGCGCCTGCGCCGCCTCGGCCTCTGCGGCCCGGCGGCGCTCCTGTTCAGCGCGTAAATCGCGCTTCAAGCGCTCAGTGTTGTCACTCATCGAGTAGCACCTTGTAAGTGATCGGCTCATCACCGTCAAACGCAGGCAGCGGATCAGCAAGCATCACAGCCCGACGAATAGCATAGCGGTAGGTTTGCGGCGTGTCCTCGACCTGAACGTCAATGATACTGCCGTTCGGCTTAACGGTAGCGGTGACAACGGCGGACAAGTTGCCGCCGATACGGGGGTCTATCTCGTCCGCCTTGCGAGCCGCATAACGGATATTAAAAGGTGCGATCTCTCGATGCGACTCCCTCGACAGTTCGGCGCCCTCAGGGATAGTCGTAACGGAAGTGCACCCCGCCGCGAAAACGGCGGCTGCGATCAAAGCAATGAACGTCAAACGCATAGCTAGGCCCCCTTTCTCAAATCAACCCAGTTCGATTCTACAACTTGCGGCGTGTTTTCAAAACCTGAGTTTGTCGCCCACTTGATGCCGTTGTCAGGATCGGCGGACTCGATAGCTTGACGAATTTGCCCCGCACTTACGTGATCATCCGCGCCGTCAAACTCTAGCCGACAGTCAAAGCGCCACGTAACATTGTCGGCGTTTACAGCTTCCACGTTCGTAACGGGGCGGTCTGTCGTAAAAACGTGAGTGACGGTACCGCTATCGTCCGTATAGATGCGTGTGTGTTGGATCATGCGATGTATCTCCAGGCTACGTCATAAGAGTGTGAATCTGGGATGCTGACCACACTAAAAGCCGGATTTGCAGGTGACGCAGACGTATAAGCAAATACCACCTTAAGATCGTCGTCCCCCGCTAAGTCCCCCGCTAACGAAGGAAATAAAGAAAAATCGTCCATATAGATGCGTGCTACTTCCCCTGCGTTGAGTGATCCCGATACGCTGGACGATCCAAAATTTATTTTGCTAGTAGTTACAGCGTTGTCTTGAAGACCGCCCGTTTCAACGGCAGGCGCTCCACTCGCACCCTCCGCAATCGCTCGCGGGTTATCCCGCAGCGCCATCGCATCAACGCTCCTAGCAGGAGCGCCCGGCTCAAGCTTACTGTCGTCAATGTCAGTCCATGTTGTCATCATACACCTCTATATCCATTCGTAACCTGTTGAACCGTCAGGCATTTGGCCCGCGTCATCAGACCAAAATGCAGCGCTTCTGCTCCGTTCTTCCTCGCTGGCTTCGGTGTAGCTCGGCGCGTCTTCCCCCATCCAGTAAGCGAAACGGGACGTTACATCGAACTCGTAGTTTAACAAATCATACTCGACAGTTTCGCCCGGTTGCACTTCTTCGGCGCTAATGACTTGGTACCGGGTCAAGCGTGGCGCGCCGGTAGCATCAACCAGCGACCAAAGTTGCACATCCGCTACGTCGCCGGTCCATAATTCGCGATCTTTAGCGTCAAGCCGGAGCGTTAGGTATTTAGCGCCGTCACGATACCGATTAAGTAGCCGCGCCGCGACATTTATAGCCTGAGCCTGCGACTCTAGCCAGCGGCTATAAATGCGTTTAACCTTGCGTTCATCGTATTTTTCGGGCTGCTCGGCTTGCGCGTCAATACGTACGCGCAGCCTCTTATAGTTTGTCGGCTCGTCTAATGATTCTGTAGGGTCGCGTTGCAGGTAATAGACCCATACCTGCGATATACGTTGATCGTCATCTATATCCCGCGCCCAACTATCCGCTTTAATGTGCCGATAATCGTCAAGCTGTTTAGGCTCCTCGGTCGGCGGTCTAAGCGCCTTGAGTTTGATCTCTTGGTCCCGCTCATCCCACCACACGAAAAACTGACACTGCTCCGTAATCTCGCCTAGCAGGTCTTGTACACCCTCAGGCTCAGTGATGAGCGTGGTAACGGTGAACTGCGCCAACCAAGTATCGGCCTCGGCTTCCCAATCTGTAAACGGGATATACGCGGCGGGTATGTTGGCGTAGTTTTCTAGCAAATCACGCGCAACCCGCCATACTTCTTTGCCCGTATACCGAAGGCATAATTGTACGTTGTCCTCGGCGTCGTGCGAATCCGCTTCGCTGCCGTCCGCGCCGCGTGTCAAATTAGATAGCGTGATCTCGCCATTGTTCACGGAGCGGGAGTTGTAGCGGATAACCTCGTCACTGATACGGACGGTCCCGTAGCCCTCCTCGAAATCTGACGGTGCGGGGTAATCGTCAGAGCTTCGATAATTAACAATAGTTAGTGAGTCCGCTGTTTCGCTAATATCTGATGCTAGCTCGCCCTCTGTCACGCGCGGCGCCTGAGCGCGGCTAATATCAGTAAGGCTTAGAATATCCTCGCCTTTGATCGTTACGCGCCCATTTGCGTCCGGGCCGCTAATCTCTTTGATAACGTAATGGCGCGTTTTCATGTCCTCGGGCGCTTGATCGATATACCCTTCGCGTATACGCATCAAACGACCGCGATGGTAGGGGTTACGCGCCAGCCACTTGGTCCAAAACGTACCACGCTCTAGCGGCTGATAGTCTCGCTCGTCGCGGTAAGGATCTACGCGAAAATCCGAATGTGGGTGATCCTTGAATCGAACGCGAACTTTAGCGCGGCTACCAAGCGGGGAGCGGTCTTTATTGCCACCGCCGGGGTTTATTTCGGTCGGGTTTGTACTGACTGATTGCACGGACGGGATGGCTTGCCAGTGCCACGGCAGCTCGGCCTGAGCCCGAGCAAAACGCAGCGTCAGCGTATCGAGCGTATAGTTATCGGGGTCTTGGCATGTAGCGAGGACGTTATAGCATTTGCGCGGGCCGGTAACGCCGAGTTCAGCCGTGCATGGCGGCCCACCGTAAGTAAGTTGGCAGAAATCCTGATCCAGCTCAACTAGCGTAACCGGCTCGCGCCCCGGCGTAAATTCATCCATCACAATGCACCCCACGGCGGGATACCTGTGACATGACCGCCGTATACCCTAGCCGACCACGATACGGACATGCGCCGTCCGCCGTTAGCGTCGCCGCCTTTGCGCGGCGGTAGTCCCGGCCCGCTATTATCCGGCACAATCGGTTCGTCACTCCATGTAAAATCCGCATCCTCAGGGAAGTCCATCGGACGCCAAGCTATGAAATAGCCATACCGCCACGCGGAACGGATAAACGGCTCGAACTCCTGCCGTACCCACTCTTCGGGCAAATTTTCTACGTTGAAATCCACCGAAAACCCTTCACGAATAATCGACGTACCAAGTCGCTGGCCCCGCTCGCTTGTGCTAGCCCGCTTAGTAAGGTTGACGTTAAACCGGCTAGGAGTATGCCCGGACCACTGCACAGGACGAATCATCGACAGCGCTTGACCGATGTAACATACGCCAACTCGCGGCGGGGCGTCGCCGCCACTTAGGCGGATGCTAAAGCTAGTATCATTGACGGGCTCAAACAGGAATATAATCGGCGCGTCATCGCTTGGCGTATGGCTCAGTAGCGTAACGCCGTTTCGCTGTACCTCAACCGTAGCGCCCTGACTGCCTATATCGTGTGCAGCGATGCCTACAGCCGACACAGTGACACCGCTACCCGTGGTCACTGTCCAGGTCGCGGGCTGGCTAGCAGCTCGCCACCATTCCCACGTCTGATCGGATACGGGCGCATCAACGTAGGCTTCGTCGCTGTCCGTACTAGACGCGGATACAGTAGCGTCGTCGCGCCGCGCAATCTGATCGTATAGGATGCGCGATTTCCACGGCGCTATGCCGTCGATGCCGTTATCGAGGTAGCCATCACTAAGAATGACTGTCATGCCCGTATCACCATACCGCCGTCAAGCTCCTCGTTGATACCTTCGATCAGGCGGCGCACTTGCCGCCCGCTGAACATCGCATCATCATCCATGCCACCGATATTGACTTCTGTTCGGCGGACTGTCTCCTCGCCGCCACCGCCTGCGCCCATGCCCTGTTGCGTACTGCGGGCGCCCGCTTGGGTAGCAGCGGTAGTGCCTCCGCTTGTCCCGCCGCCACCGCCGCTGGACATAGATTGGCTCTTGATTTTGCTTACTTGCGCCATACCTGCCGCAAGTTGGCTCGCTGCCATCACGTAAGACAGCGGCGGTGGGTACGCGGCTAGCGCTTGGTTAAAACCTTCATAGGCGCTTATCGTTGCGTTAGCAATGCCAGCGGCCTGATTAAGCCGGAACATCGCCTCGTTTTCCTTAGCAACCGCGCTAGTCATTTGCTGGAGGTTGCCGGCCACGCTGCTAAGCTGCGCTTTCATCGACGCATTAACAAACTGCTGTTGCGTATGCGACCCGGATGCGACAGCTTGAGTAAGACGCTGTTGATGCTTCCGCTCAAGAGCTTCTTTGCGAGCCCGGAACTCGCGCTCGGTCACTAGCTCAGACTCCCGAGCCTTGCGAAGCCACTCCATACGAAGTGCTTGCTGTTCTTTCTCGGCCTCAAACTCCGTTTGTAAATACTCGCGAACCTTCTCTAAGTTAGACTGCCGCTTTTCACGTTCCTGGCGCATCGTTCTATCAAGCGATTCGATGCGCCCGAACATAAGCTTATCCTGAAGAGCGCCAACCTGCTGATTTACGCGGCGCTGTTGCTCCACTTGAGCTTGTGCCGACTTTTCCGACGCAGCTCGCGCATCGTCAACCGCCGATTTTAGCCGCTCAGAGGGCGGCTCAACATCGAGCATACGACGGAACTCTTCTCTAGCCTCTCTAGCTTTTTGGCTTGTATAGTTCGCCGCATTGGTGATGCCCGCCGTAAACTCCTGCTCGTTAATCAAGCCAATATCAACATTCGGGATGCGATTGACTGCGCTAATGACGGTGTTAATGCCGCTGATCGCCGTATTAACCCACCCCTGAAACCCTCTAGCCAAACTCGCAAAAACCTGTTGTGTCACGGCTTCCAGCGTCCATACAGCGGCTGTAACGAGTTGCGTAGTGGACTTCATTGTATGGAAGCCATCAAGCACCCACCCAATAGCCGTAATGGCGCCGTCCATCGCTGCACGGATAGCGTCCCGAAAGCCATTAGAATCGCCAGCCAGTCCGACGATACGTTCGCTGATAGCCCGCAGAATCGGGGCGAACTCGACGGCCATTTGATTAGCGATGCCTTGTATGACATCGCCAATGCGAGACATCGCTTGACTAGCTTGCTCTACCTGAGCCGATTCAACATTACTGACGGCAACGCCTAGTTTTTCGGCCTCCTCCTCGAAACGCTCCAAGTTCTCGGAGCCCTTCATGAGCATAGGCGCAAGCTTACGCCCTAAGTCATCGCCGAATGTCCGAATAATCGCCGCCGAGCGCTTAGTGGGGTCTTCCGTATCGGCCACTGCATCGGCAAACGTCTTCATAAGCTCTTCGGGGTTTTTGCCCCGAAGTTCATCGACGCTGAGACCGACGAGGCGGAAATTGTCCGCCATGGATTCCGTGCCGGAAATTGCATCTTGCGCCCGGTCTGTAAGTGTGTTTAGCGCATCCGAAACTTCGTCTTGCTGGAGACCGTAAGCGTTAAACGCGGTCGTGAGCCCGGCTACCTCTTTGTTAGTGATCGCCAGTGAACGAGCAAGGCGCCCTTGCTCGGTAACGGCTTTAATACCGTTACGGGTTAGCAGAGCCAGCCCACCTGTCGCGGCAGCGGCAAGAGACGCGCCCATTTTCGCAGCCGCGGCCCCAACACTCGCCATTCGACGCGTCAGATTGCGCGCCGGCTTTTGAGTGCTGCGCATACTGCGGTTAAATTGCGCCGTGTTCGCGCTAACCCTTACCGCAAGCGAGCCAATGGCCATACGCTATTACTCCGGGCTGTAACCTGCCGCTACGCGAGCGTGGCGAAGCTCATCTTTCATCTGCAATAGTTCTTCCTTATCGAGCTTAGATTTACGGCGCTGTTGTCCTTTCTTACTTGACGGTTGGGTGTCGGCTTCTAAGGCGTGTTTGGTTCGCATAGCGTCTACCGCCCACCAGAACTCAGCCGGGTGTAACCGCCAAAACTCATCACGACTGCGCCCCCAAGCGATCACCCACGCTTGCCACGCTTCTTTGACGAACCCCCGCTTTTTTGCGTCTTCGGTGATTCGTCCGACGCTTTTCCCTCCTCGTCCCCCTCGGCCCCCTCGGCCTCGCTTTCCCCGTCATCGTCAGGAATCGCATCCGGCGGCATCATCATCATGAGAAGGCTGTTAATAGCCTCCTGAATCGCCTCATGGTTGACACCGCCGCTCCACATTCCGGCGTACACATCGGCATCCGAGACGACACGGCACCCCGCTTGTCGCAAAAGCTCAGCGTATGCACGGCTCAACTTAGCTAGCGGGATCGTACCGCGCTCCTGCCCCGCTGCAAGCTCAGCAAGCGTGATGTGATCTTCGACCGCAGCAAGGGCTCGCATGATCTTACCATCACCCTTGAGTGCGTAGGTCACGCCGCGCCATTCCAGTTCGATAGGCTCAAAATGAGACATAGCCACTAGCTCCTATTAAACCGGGGGAGTATAGGTAACTTCACCGCTGGACTGCATTTCCGCCTCAAACTCGGCGACTTCGTTGTATTCGTGGCTCTCGCTGTATTCGCCAAGGAAAAAGTCGCCCTCAAGCGTACCGCCGTCCGGGTACTCCAGCGTCGTTGCTTGGATGCCGCCCGTTACGGAAAGTGCCTCATTGCGCAGCGTGTCAGTCGCCAGGATGCCGGAAACGCTGATCGAAACCTCAACCTGCCCAGCTTCATCAATCAGCTCACGCCAGCCGCTCGAATCGTCGTCCGTCACATCGACCGGCTCGCGGTTTACGCTCGTCTCTTTTGTACGAACCGACGCAATAGGTTCGCTGTTGCGCTTAATAATCGCCTTACGGCCAAGATGCTTAGCCATCGCCATTATCCTCTTGCAGATCGATCAACATACCGCCCCGCACATGCGCGGTGGCGGTCAGCGTTTTAAGCTCTCCGTCTACCTCCTCGACCAACTCGGCGCCATCCTCAGTGACAAGCTGTACCTGTGCCTCTACCCCATCCGCTGTTTCCCGTACTCGGATCACGCCGTCGACCGGTACGCCCATAGCGTCTAGTACCGCGTAACGCCCTTTCGGCTTTTGCGCGACGTTTTCGACCCATTCAGCCATCAAGCGCGATCCACGTACATGCGATATTGTATGGCAGCGTGCAGCGTTTCGCCGTCTTGGTCTACAAGGTATTCTTCATTTTCCATGATTAAACCGATTGTGTCGATACCCTCGGCATCCGGCAACTGATAGTGCAGCGCATCGTAGATGGCGCCCGCAATATTCTTCAATTCCAAAAACGAGTTGCTGCGGGACCAAACATGGATTTGCACCGAAGCGTCGCCGCCTAGCGTGGTGTCCGTGTCCCACTCATTAACAGAGTCTTCGCCGATAGTGACCAGCGGAAAGTTGGTATCATCACCGCCGTCTAGTGTTTGCGGGCGGTAAGCATAAACAGCGGGCTCATCATCGAGGTATTCATGCCCCGCAAGCTGATCGGTCAACGGGGTATGGCCCGATAGCGCCGTATAGATCGCTTTTTGGATCCCGGCGGCTAGACTCATCGCTTACCCGCCCCCTGCTTTTTAGCCTCCTTATCTAGCTCTTTCTCCAAGCGCTTGCCGAAGTGATCCCGAAACATCTGCGGTACCTGCCCCTGAAGCTTGTCAACAGCCGGACGGATAAACGGTTGCGCAGGCGCCTTAGTCGTCCCGAACTCGATCATATGCCAGTACCACGCATCATGTTTCGCGCCCCGTCCGTGGCTGATTCTAACGTCAGACACAGCCTCAACAGGAGAGCCGCGACGGCGCTTACTATGAATCGCTTTACGTAGCGTCCCTTCATCCTTAGGCGCCCGCCGCCGCATTTCGTTTCGCACTTCGCCCGCTACGGCATGGACGGCGCTACGTGCAAGAGCACGCGCACGACGCGGCGCGATCTTGTCGGCCATCTTCTTAAACTCTTTGAGGCCACTAATCTCAACATGCCGCGTACGCTCAACCATTTACGTAGCGCTACCGCTCTTAAGCTGGATTTCACGATATAGTTCCCGACGGCTCGGCGGGCCTGCCCACTCGATCACGTAGTAGCGGCCATCCCATTTAGCGCGCCACGTCTCATTGAGATCACGCCCGAGACCCTGATTGCGCACCCAACAGCGGAAACGCCCCTCTACGATCAGCGTATCCGATTGGATGCGCTCGCCGCCCGACTGCGGACGGATATGCGCCCACACCGTGCCTTGGGTGACCCATTCGGTCTCAGTACCGCCCGCACCGTCGCTGACATAGCTTTCCTTTTGCAGCTCTAGGCGCTGATCAAGTTCGCCAATGCGGGTGCTAGGAGACGTAGGCATTAAATACGCACCCTGTAGGTTTCCAACATATGCCGAACGAACGGCGTTTCAGTCGCTATCGCGTTAATAACTACCGGCTGGCGAATATCGTAAAACTGGCTGACTTGGTACAGCATCCATTGACGAATGGCAGAAGGTATGTCACCGGGCGTACCGCCGTAACCGCTGGTAAACGTAATCCGAACCGCGTCCGGCTGGCTTGTATCAAGATCGTCGGGCCACCGCTCGTCTCGCTCCAACGTGATCTCGGCGGGCGCACGGTCATCGAGTACACGATATAGCGATTCGTCCACCGCAACGTAGTCCCCATCTACGTTACGATACTCGAACGAATCAATCTGTTGGAGCGTCGGGTACAGCAGGATTCGATTTGCAAACTCCGGTAAGGTTAGCTGAAACTGCGCCGTGGTGAGCGCTCTACCGAGCCATCCGTCCGGCGGCTCTAGCAGATTTTGCACAGCCTGAACCGCTGTCTCAATTAAATCGTCTTCGACGCCCGCGTCTACCCGGATATAGTCACGCGCTGTAGACAACGACAAAGCCGGTGCGCCGTCCGACAGCCGCACAACACGGCCATCGGACGGACGCAGCTCATTTGGATACCCACCTGCTAGGCGGTAGTATCTCACTGATCGACCTCACTAGCAGACGGCGCGGCGGGCGCAGTCTCGCGCTGAGTAGACGCCTTGCGACTACCGCTAGGCGGACGGCCCGCCTTGCGCTTCACACAATTCTTGTAGACAAGGCGATCGACGCGCTCTTCCGACAGGTCCAGCTCCTCGCCAACCTGCCGCCGAGCGCCCGTCTCGCAGTCCACAAAACGGCTAACGACTTCAACCTTAGCCATACATCACCTCGCTTACGGACGATAGGAAACCGTCAGCGCCGGAACCGCAGTCACCGGAACTGCCGAGCCCGTAGTAGCCGTGGCGCGGACATGCGTATAGCCATCGGAAAGGTCGCTAACCGGAACCTCGACAACGCCAGTCTGCGCGTCAACGGTCACAGCATCGCCGAGATTCTGCGAATTAGTGCCGCTGCTGTCCTCGGCCTCTTCAAGCTGCACCGTATCGACCGTGTTACCGCTCGTCGTCTGGACAAAAAACGCAACGCGGTAAGCGTTGACCATGCTGGTCCACGGCGTAGTAGAACCTCCTGAGCCGTCCGCCGCTACGATACCCTCACGAACGTCAACCGCTTCCTGGATCTGCTTGTTACTGATGAAGCTCATATTTTCTATCCTCTCAAGGTTAGGCCCCGCATTAAGCGGGGCCGTTATTTACTTAGGGTTTAGGAACTCGGGTCGTCAAGAACCACAAACGGACTGACCTCATAGCCGGATTCCTGCTTAAAGGGCTCAGTCAGCCAAGGCTTGCCGTCCACATTACTAAAGACCTTGATCCGGCTGCGGTTCCGGGTAAAGTCATCGTTCGCGTAGCCCATAGCAACCATCGGGCCGCTACCATCCTTGACAAGATAGTAGCTGAAATCGCACAGGGCCAGATCACCGCGATTACCAAGCTGCACCGACCGCTCGTTATAAACCACCGGCAGGCCAAGGATGCTACCCGGCGAATCCTGTCGCGCGTTCGGTTGCCAGATGATATTACCGTTCGGATCAGTTACCTGCATAAGCTGCGGAATGATGCTCTGAGAAGCAACCCAAACGCCAGCGCCGTGCAGCCGAGCCCGCATGTTCACAAGATCAACATAGTTAACCTCGCTAGCCGTATCGCGGTTGACGCTGTAGGCCGCACCGGCTTCCAGGGCGCCAATCGGCTTAGCTACCCCGTTACCACGGAGCATCGCCACATCTTCGGCAGCGATCAGGGCGCTACGGAGCTGCTGCTCCAGAAACGCACTAGCCGCGTCCCAGTTCCGCAGGAACTTATCCGTGACGCTAATATGCCCGGCCAGCTCGTGCGGCTGGAGGGTGATCTCGCGGAACGCAGCCTCGGTAGCGGGCTTCGTCTCGCCTTCACCGATCCACTCAACCTCGACGCCGCCGTAGCGGTTCGCCGGGGCGTCGCCAGTCTGATCGAGTGCAGGCATCGTCATAGCGGCGTCGGGCGGATCGCCAGCGCCAATGACGCGAGCACGCGGGCGGACAATAGCATCCTGCGGATCGACCGAAAGCAGCTCATCGCGGAACCGCTGCGGGATCAGGTAACCACCGCTGGCGCCATCATCCATCCGCTGCCCCTGAGCATCCACGCTGACGCCCTCGGCAAACTGGAGCCGCTGATCCGACGGGTTAAAACGAACCGCGTGCATAAACTCGCCAAGGCTGGAAAAGTCCTGCTTGGCCTCCGGCGCCGCGTGGCCCGGATGGCTCTGAATGCCGTGGTTTCGGCTCGCCGCAGGGCTCACCGTCTCAAGGTCGGCCCGCTCGGCCTCCAGAGCCTCGCGCCGCTCAATAGCAGCCTTGACCTGATTCAATTCCTGAGCATAACTGTCATACAGCTCTTGCTCCTCAGAATCAAGCTCATAACGACCCTCGCTCTCCGCCGAGCTAACCACCTGCTCCATGCTGGAAACCAGCTCAGAGCGCTTCTCTCGAAGTTGCTGAAGATTCATCGTATTACCTCATTAATTAATGGACGTTTGCGGGCTGCAAATCGCCCGGTTCAAAGATGCGCTTTTTCGCGCTCAAGCTCAAGGCGCTGGCGAGCCAACGCCGTCGAGCGGGCCGCAGCCCGCGTTCTCTTTTGACTCCCGTTATTACCGGCGCCGATTCTCTCTAACGTCTCCCCCATCGTACCAACTCGATCAATCATTCCCGCTGCGAGCGCATCATTAGCAATCATCACATCGCCCTGCCCATAGTTTTCGATTACATCGCGGCGGGTAGTGTTTCTCGATTCAGCGATGGCACGGATAAACATATCCTCATACTTGTTCACCATCGCTTGCATTTTCTCCCGCCCCCGCTCAGAAAGGGGCTCGTAAGGATTACCGAGCGCCTTATTAGGGGCGTTTTCTGACGTGATAATCGTCTCGGTCACACCTTCTTCCTCAAGCATCCGGCTAATATCTTCATGGACACTGAGGACGCCGATGCTACCGATTTGGCTAGACGGAGTAGCGACAATCTCGTCCGCTGCGCTAGCGATCCAATAAGCGGCAGATGCGCCGAGCCCGTCGATTTGCGCGATAACTGGCGTCTCATTGGAGCGCTCACGAATCGCCGCCGCCAGTTCCGGGGTTCCCTGAGCCGAACCGCCCGGAGAGTCAATATCGAACACAACCGCTTTGGTGTCCTTATCATCGCAAGCGGCGCGGATCTCCTGGCGAAGACGCTCGGCAGATGTACCCATCCCAAGACTCGCGCCGTCCATTAGGCTAGCGCGATTGGCAATCGCACCGCGAACGGGGATAACCGCCACCGACCCGGCAGAAGATCGCGTCTCCTGCTCTTTTCGCTTAGTCAGGCGGGATTCAAACTCAGGGTGAGACTCGCCAGACTCACGGGCCTCTAGGTACGCGAGGATTTCTCGCGCTTTAGGCTCCCAAATAGCCCACGGCTGGCTAGCGATGTAAGAGAGGAAATTACGCATTTTGCCTCTGCTGGTATTTTAACGTATATATGCCTTATACCAGCAGAGGCTAGGAGTGTCAATAGGTTACTGGAGCAAGACGTGCAGTGCAGCGACCGGCCAAAAAACCGCGCAGATTAGCGCCGTACTAAATCCGGGCCTAATAAGCTCCAGCGCCAGCAGCCCGTAATAAAGCTGCACTCCGCCCAATACCCAAAGTACGGCAATGGTGGCAACGAGCGCGGCTGTCATTTGCGGCTAAGGCTCCAGACAAACGCCCAAATGTAAAATAACCCCGTCCACCCTAACAGTACGTTCATGGCGGCGATCCCGCCCGTACTGGCATGACTGCGCAGGGCCGCAATGATGGCAGGGAGTATGTAGGCGGCGACTAGGCTGAAAAATAGCAATACGTCCATTAGTGTTACTCCTGCTGCTTATCGACCTTAATGCGGAACAGCTCTACGATAGCGCCGGGTATGTCCTGGTTCCCCGATTCGTAGCGCTGCCAAGTTCGATCTGATACATGGACCGAACGGGCCGCCTGAGTAACAGACAGCCCGTTTTTACTCATCCGCGCCGCGCGCCGTGCTGAACCCCGCTGCCTGGTCATCGTCCAACGGGTCTTTATCCTCACTGGCCCGCACCTCTTCCCGCGTCAACCACCCGGTCTCAGGGTCAAGTGCTCGGGTGTAATACTCCGAACGATCCGTAAGGTCACCCCGGAGAAGATCGCTAGTATCGTGGCTTACATAGTAACCCTGCTCACGTTCGCGCGTCGTGAACAGCTTACGATTCATTTCCTGTTCGATTGGCGTCATCCACGGGGCCAGCGTAAAGCGCACAAACCCCATGGACATTTCCGACAGCCCGGAACCCCACGAAGTGCTGCCACTAACCTCCTGAATCATGTGCAGCGGCACGCGATACATCCGCGCGATTTCTCCGATTTGGAAGGTTCGCGAGTTATGAGAAACAAGCCCCTGCGTAATATGAGTATGCGTCCCTTCAATCTCAATTCCGACTGTTTCACCAACACCCATTGGCGTTACGGACTTTATCCTATCATATGTCCAGTTGTGCTCTCTGTACCTACTGCCTGCTGATAGCTCGGCAAAAGCTTTTAGCTTATCAGCTTTACCGTTATGCGCCGGTGTAAGCAAATGAGAAAGCTTGCGTAACTGCTCATATCCTGTCACAAAAAGACCATATCCTTTCCTTACGTTGCACAACTTGTTTCTTACATAACCTAAGCCGGATTCGTTCATATCGTATATGCCAGCGTTAATCCCCAGCATTGCGAGCATATGCTGACAGTCCTCCAACAGGCATCGGCTAGTGCTGCTCCAGTAAACTTTAGGCTGTCCTTTGGACTCTGGGGCTGAAACTGAACCGTCTGCATCCAAGTAACCAGACAAAAAGGACGCCCAAGACAAAGGTCCAGACGTTAATACTAGATTTGGAACCCTCTTGGTATGGGAATGGCTACCAGGTAGCCCCGCCGCATTTAGAAAGTGCCTCAACTCTGAGCCTTTGCACCCGTTACCAAAGCCTGGAGCCAAAGAATAGCTAAACTTTCCTCTATGCTTTAAGCTTGCACCCAAGGTGTTAACCACTTTGGATGCCTCGCTAACAATACTGCCTTCTGCACAGGTAAGCTCACAGGTACGGTCACTTACATGCGCGTCCCCTACAAGAAGGCCCAAAAGCCAAGACTTATCAGCCTCTAACCCATCCTCCGCCTTTACATAATGGTCAGCGTAACCCAACCCGACTCTTATATACTGCCCTTGCTCAAGTTCGCCAGCATTGATCCATTCTGGTTCAGAAGTATCAGGACGCCCCCCAAGGGTGCGAAGCCTTGTTTTTGCCAAAAAAGGGTGGTCGGCAGTAACCGTCAAATTTCGACCCCTTGCCGTCTCAATATGGACTAGGGGCTTTTTAGGTTTCCGACACACATTAGCAACCCTGGAAGCTGTCGGCCCGTCATCCCAGCCTACAACCATATCCCCAATCTCAATATGGTCGGCTCGCTTTCGTGACCCATCGGCCATACTAATAAGAGTTTCTTCCGAAACGCACTCCAGAAATTGCGCGTCCTCAGGCGGAATTGTCGTCTGTTGGAACTCGGCGCCTTCCTCCAGCACCTTAGGCTTGTGCGCGTTTTCCGGCCCGCCTTGAGCCGCAAAAGATTCGCGCAGGTTGTGAACAGCCTGCTCGGAAAGCTTACCAGGGTGCTTGATAAACCCGCCGGACTTGGCATCGTTGGCGAAAAAGCGCGAACCGTATTCCTCCTGCGCCTTGGCCAGCCCGAGCGCCTGGCGAGCGATAGCTACCGGGCTGTAGCCAACAACCCCGTCGAACCCAAGCGCCGGTACATGGATCACGTCAGGAGACTCGACGGTCTTCGTCTGCCGATCAATCGTAGTATGGAAGATCAGCTCCCCGTCCATCGTAAGCTCAGGATTCGTACGATCCGGCAGAGCCAAATAGAGTGCGACCGGCTCGCCGCCGTTAGTGCGCTCAATTTCCGCGTACCCGTTGCCCCATGAAAGTACATGGGAAATCATCGTCTTGCGGAACGAAAAAGCCGTTTGCCTGTCGTTTGGCGCTTCGTTCAGCATCCGCTCGACGCGGTGCCCTACTGCGTGCTCACGCCCGTTATCCGTCTGCCGATACACGCGAATCGGAAGCTGCGCGATGGCATCACTGATAAGGCCGACGCAGGCATAAACAGCGGGCAGTGTCAAAGCGTTCCATTCATTAACCGGCGTACCCGCCGCAGTCTGATACCCACCACCCCTAATAGGGTGCCAGTGATATGCGCCGGTGCCCGAGCTCCCCGGACTAAACAAGTAACCAAACAGACTCATTCGTCAACCTCCATTGCACCACGCCTGATCGCCGCAAGGATCGCAGTGGTGAGCAGCATCGCCCCGGCAACAATCATTCCTGTAGGCCAGTGCATCACCGACACGCCCGCGACGATCAGCGCAGCGCCAACAATTCCTATAAAATCAAGAAACCAGCTCATAACGTGATAATGCCTCTTTGTTCGTACACCGACGGCCCCTCGTCTTCCTCCGTCGATGCTACCGCACGCGCCATCGCCAGCGCCACCATGCCGTCGATTCTGCCCGTAGCCTTGGCCTTGTCGAGCTTGCGGTTGCCCGCCGGGTCTTGACTAACAACCGCGTTGGCTGCGCACATATTCAAAACCGGATGGCTACCATGCGCCATGCGTTCGTTAAGCAAGTCCGATTCTAGCGTATCAAGTGCCGGACTAAACGAACGATAGCCCTGCCCGAACTCCACCATGGGCCACTCAATTCCTAGCTCTTCCAGGTCTTTATGGAATACATCAATCCGCCAGCGGTCGAACGCGATGGCTTGTAAATCTACATCGTCCAGCAAGTCCGCAATATCGCGGATCACGTACTCGTAATCGACTGTTGCGCCCGGCGTCACATGAAGCCAGCCTTCATCGGCCCATTGTTTATACGGCACCCGATCCCGCTTAGAACGGTCGCGGAGACCCTTCTCCGGCGCCCAAAAACGACTATGGATCTGCCACACGCCATCCTGCTGAAACACTAACACAAAAGCTGTGAGGTCCGTACGCGCCGACAAGTCGAGCCCGCCCCACGCCGGTTGACCCGCTGGCGGCTCCGGCGCGGCTGCGTTGGCGTCCCATACATTGCGGCTGATGAATGGCGTGGTAGTATTAACCCGTTGGTTGAGCACAAGATTACGGAACGTAGCCTCCGTGCTCGGCATCCGACTAGCTTGTTTGGCTTGCTCTACCACGTCTTCGTAAGAGCGGAAAAGGCCGAGCGCGGGATTAGCCGCGTACCAAGCAGACTCGTCCATCACGTCCGCATCATCAGGCGCCGCGTATACATGCGAGACGATTCGCGAGTCGTTTGACTCCTCGGCATCGTCCAGCCAAATCGAAAGCATATCGCCGTCTGTAGGCGCCTGGGTGCTGATAACCACTAAAAGCGGTGACTCATGGGCGCCTTGTGACGTGGTAATTGCATCGACAAAATCATCTTGCGGGCCTTTTACCTGCCCAAGCTCATCAAGAATAGCCAATACGGGGCTAAGTCCGTGCGCCGTAGAACCCTCAGCCGCAAGCGCTTTGTATTCGACGTTACGCGGCAGGCCAATCAACTTCTTACTAGAAGGCACAATCTTCACGATTTCTTGCAAATCGGGAGACTGACGCACCATCTTTGATGCAAGATCGAAGACTAGCGCGGCCTGATCCCTAGAGCGAGCGCCGCTTACAATCTGTGTATTAGGCAGCGCCTCCGGCCCAACAAGATGCGCCAGCAAGAGCGCGGCTATGATTGCCGACTTTCCGTTTTTACGGGCTATGCTTAAGTATGCACGTCGGGTGCTCCGCGGGTTATCATACACATCACGTATAAACGCTTTTTGAAACCCAGCAAGCTCCAGCGGTTCGCCGACTCGTGCACCCTCTGGGACCTTTAGATAACGCTCCGCGAATTGGATAACCCTTTCAGCTCTCGTCATTGTTTCATCGGCGGAGCGATCAGACCATCGCCCTGTTCAGTTTGCTTGTTTACGGCTTCGCCCGTTTGATGCGCCTGCTGACCTTGCTTGTTGACCGTCCTCACATCGCTAGCCGTCTGCGTAAGACCAAGCGACTTAATGAGCTGCATCCACTGCTTTTGCAGCGTAGTCAGCACGTTAAAGCGCGGGTTTTGAATCGGCGTGCCGCGCTGGTTATACACCACCGTGCCCTCTCGCTCAATCTGCCGCTCTTCCTCGCGCATCTGGACCTCAAAACGCACAATTTTTGCGAGCACTAGCAGGTCGATAGGGCGCCAGTCCTGCATTGTACGGGTGGACGTATATTGCGCCCACAGTGTACGCTCCTCACTAGACTTTAGAGACTCGCCTTCGGGCGGCTCTGGAATGCCTGCATCTTGCGCCCATTGAGCTTGCTGGCTGATCGTGTTATTACCATGGCGCTGAGGCTTTCGTTGAGTCATATTGCTAACTCCTGTACAAGAGTTGTACAATCACGTGCGCGTGAAATAAGTGCTTGATTTTGCTAAAAACAGCTCACTAAAACACTCCTAGCACACCGGAAGTTTACAAAAATTGTGC